TCAACTGCGATGCTGTGACTAGCAATATCTTAAATTCCTTAGCTAAATTACGCAACTCTTCTGAAACATACTTGTCCTTAACGAATAGATCATTTGGACTAACCTTTGCAGAAACAGGCATCAACAAGTCCAAATAGTCAACGCAAATAAAGTCTACTTTGCGACCTGTTTGAATTTGATATTCCTTAATGTATGCACGTATTGCGTTGATGTTGCTTTGTGCTGGCATTTCCTTAACTTGCAACTTGCCTGCCTTCTTGCCTACCATCTTAACTTTTAGTTCAACATCGTCAATATTCTTAAACACGTCTTTTGTAGACATGTTAGACAGCATACTATCAATACGCAACGAGCATAGGTCTTCGCTAAGTTCTAAGCTAATGTAAATTCCAGACAATCCAGCCAATGACCAGTTGACTGCTAAGTTTTGCAGAAACAAGCTCTTGCCCGAACCCGAGCCGCCTGCAAAAATATTAAGCTCGCCTCTGCCAAAGCCACCATATAACTTCTGATCCAGTTGCGGCCAACCTGTGCTTACTTGATTGCTCCTATCCTTCATGCGCTGCAAACGTGTGCGTGGGTCGTCATAATAATCCAGACCCATATTCTTTGTTAGGCTAATCTGCACTGCGTCTTTAATAAGCTTTTCTACTGGATCAAAGTCTCCTTTCTCCATCAACGTGACTGATTTCAAAATTGCACGCTCAAGCTCACGCATACGTGTAAAGCTTTCAAACTCTCCCATAAACCAATCATAGTGCGTGTCATCTAAGTCATGCAACGGCTTCAACGTAACGCCAGACACTGCTTGAATTTGCTCAATAGTTGGCAACGACACATGCTTCTGTGCGTGTTCCTTAATAAACGCTGCTGCGGCGTGCAGTGACTTGTCAAAGTTATTTTCATTGTAAATATTTTGCACTCGTATGTATGCCTGCCCATCGGCAATCATCATTTCTAAAAACAACTTCTGCATATCTACATTATATTCTTTCATGTGTCTCTAATCCTCCGTCAATTTTATCTACAACTTCGTCGTAATTCAAACAAAGTTGCCGGTAGTTAACACCCAGCGGTAAATCATCAATATCAGTGTCAACATTCTGTAAGTTAAACACATTTTTTATTTTATTCACATATTCACCTGATACTATTTGTTCGTAGGTGATACATTCAGTTTTTCTAATTCCAGATATATTTTTCTTCATTTCACAGTAATGAACAAAGTTGTTAACATAATCTGTTATTTGTTGATCGGTGATTGTAAATGGTGTTAGATCCAGATTAAATCTCCTGAGCTTTGTTTGACGCCAATAGTTAAACATAGCAGCATATTGAACACTAATGCAAGCATCTGCGTGATTATTTCGATGAGTAAAAATAATTTCATTGAAGTCATACCAGTTAACTGCTTGCCAGTTAACCCAGTAAAAATTATGCGCCATTAATTTAAATGCACCGCTATGAATTTGATTCAGGCCTCGGTGGGAATAGTCATATGCTTTACTTAAATCATATAAACCTTCATAAGGTTCGTTGTATCTAACCAATTGTAAATTTTTGCTTATTACCCCAAACAAGACCGTGCTGGCAGATCTCGGCATTCCTATAATAGCTACCTTCATTCTTCTAATCCTCGTTCCATAAGCTTAATGCGCAACGAATTTGTCACCTTACCTTCTATAATACTTTTCATTACAAATAATTTTCCATACTTAACAACTGCTTCATTGATGTCCTTGCAGTCCTTGCGCCACACAGGAAAGCTAACATTCCATCCATACTCTATAGCTGCTTCAATTAGTAATCTACCACTGCTATCCCAGTCCGGCACTACTATTACTTCTCGTCCTAAACTATCAATTATGTCTGCTTGTGTTTCACTCACTACATTATGCAACACAGCAACACCATCGATAGACAATGCATCAAATGGTCCTTCACATACAATAACAAACTTCCAGTCTTTGCCTTGTTTGTCTATGTTGAATACGTAGTTAGGATCAATGCTTGTAAAATACTTTGGCTTTACTTTGTCATCGAATGTTCTTGCAGTAAAGCCTACAATCTCGTTCTTCCACGTAAAGGGAATTATCACACGCTTGTTATAGTTATTGTCTGTGCTGGAGCTCCAGTAAAAATCTGTATTGCGTTTAAGAGTTTCGGGACTTCGTAGCAATCCGCGTTCGTATATGTAGGACACTGCCTCAAGCAATTCGTCTGGCATACTATGTTGGCTGGGGTCATCGTCGTTGTGTTCTAATTGATAGAACGTTCCTATCTGTTCAAAGGATAATGCCTCTGGTGGCAACGGACGTTTAGTAAAGGATATCTCAACCTTTTCTTCTGGCTCTAAATCAGGAACAACTAAATCCTTGATGCGCAGTGCGTCAATAGTTAAACGCTTAATCTGATTGTCGTCTGCACCAAGCCACTTCAGCAGTTTGCGAAACTTATAATTGATATGATATCCGGGCTTGAAGCTTGCCTTGAAGTGGCAATTAAAACAGCTATAACTGACGGTGCCGTCGGTGCCTGTAATAAGTCCACCACGTCCGCGCTTGTCTGGCGTCTCACCGTTGTGCTGGCAGCACACTGCATTGCCGCTAATCCAACCTGACGCAGAACGACGCGTCTTGCGCTTCGTTGTCCAAAGTTGTAAGGTCTCTTGTGCGATGGTATCGATCATCTACACATTTTACAGGAAAGTAGCACTAAAAGCAATTAGCTTCTGTATAGTATTTTGGTGACTTGTCCGGACGCAGTTTGAATATAGAATCTTGTGCTTCCAGATAGTCCAGTAAATTGAACTAAATCTGTGTTCACTTGCGCATTGTAATTGAACACAGCAACATTAGACCAAGTATTAGAAATTTGCGAGTTGCCCGAATATGGGGACGGCTCCAATGTTGTCTGCACCGTAATATTACCGGTAAAGTTATTAAAGAAGAATTGAGCATTATGTAAATACTCGCTTCCGTTTGGTGCATTGCTGTTTACAATTGATGATGTAATTGTTGGGCTTGTTAAAGTTGGAATTTGAACATCAATGCTTTTTGCGTGCTCTGGATAGTGCCCGGAATAAATTCTCATCTGTCCACGAGCCGTATAATTGTCATCGGAATAGCTAATGTAATCTTCACCAGTGCGTGGATCAGTTAGCTTTACGCTAAAGTTATAAAACTCCTTGCGCAATGGTTGTAGATCAATACTTGAAATTGTGACTACTGCAATGCCTGAATCAGGAATACCAACTACGTCCACAGAAGGATACGAAACATTAGCAATATTTGCTACGTTTGCTTGTGTAGGTTGAATTGTAAACACTACACTGCCTGTTTCGTCGTCAATAACATTAAATGTGGGAATGTATGCAGAATAAACTACGTTGCCTGTTGGAGTGCCAACAATCGCAGGACCTTCAGTAAACGTCAGCGGAACAATCTTCTGATCGTTATTTTTGAACTGAATTCTAACCTTATTGTCTATGCCTTTGTAAACTTTAACTGGATGTTGGAACACGTTTTTATCCCTTCTGTCTAATGCTTCATCGCCGTCCAGAATAATCTGCACCTGGACAATATTATCGTATAAATAATTGGTGGAAGTAATCATATAACTATTTATTAAAAAGAAAACGTGGACGAACACTATACAAATTTACTGAAGAATTTCCCCTTTATCTCGTATGTGACATACGGGGGAATGGATTACCTGGGCATCATACAAAACGTAGATGAAATTCTGACTACAATTTATGACTTGAGTTTGCTAAAAACTGAAGAGCAAAAGCAACGATTTATGCAATTAGGTGATGTTTGGTGGTGGGAAAGCAATAGGCTTATCCCTATAAACGTGTTTCTAAAGCAGGATTGGCTTGAATTTAGATGCACTCTTAAAACTTTTAACAGCAAGGACGTTGAAATTATTGCTGGACCGTATGTCTCGTTGAAAGAGATGGCGGGTAAAAGATCAAAGCGCCGCAGTATAACCCTTGTGAGAAAACTGGGCTAATTTAAGTAAAGTAATTCCAGTAGAATCTTCGCTTATATCCATAAGAACACCGTTTTCTACTTTACAATCAATATTCCACACGTCACGCAGCCAATCAAATAAATTGCTGCCTTCCGGGCATTCATAGCAAAATCCGTCATACAGAAAATTACCTAAATATACAACATCGTCGTAGCGTTTTGCATTACTGCAATTCCACCCCCGGAATCCATATAGTTTCCAAGGAGAGCGTGGGTGAAGTTCGATCGGTTTAACCATTTTCAGCTAACAAGTTCATATGCACTACGACTAAAGTTGCGTAGCTAATTGCGTGGGACTTTTTGAAACTATATCCGTCATCAGTTTTATCCCACACCGTTTTAGCAATTTCCGTCCACTTCTTACCTGCTAAATGCCTCTTGCCTGGGCGCATCACAGCCAAAAACATCGCCATTCGTGGAATGCTGTTTACGGGCTCTGGCATCTTTTGCAGCAGATCGTAATGATTACCAACGTGAATAAGACGCTCTACAAATGATCTATCTTGCAGCATATTCCAGTCTGGTTCGTGAATCATTAAATTGACCAGGTGTGTTTCGTCTTTAACGCCGTTGTATACACCAACATTTAAGAAGTCGAACTTGAAATATCCCAATTCCTCTGCTTTGTTATAATCAAAGGATGCATATCCAGTAAAGGGATCATGCGGAATTTCTGTGAAGTAAATGCCTGTATTGTGTTTAGACACTTCTCCATCTTTGTGTATAGCCGCAGGTGTGTGCTGCAACAGAGCTAATGCCTTTGCACGATCTGGAAAATCGATATCAATATCAAAGTTCTTTTTAGTCATCTGTTTGCCCGAGTAAAAACATAGTATACGCTGCGGGGTTGGTTATTCGCAAGCCTGCCCAATGTGTGCCAGAAGAGAAAGCTCCGTCCGGTATTACTTCTAAACCAAATTGCTCTTTTAAATGAACTTCTAAATCATCCAATGTTGCATCGGGATTTTCTTTGGCAAGTTTAGCACGCTCGCGAATTAGAGCGTTTGACCACTTCCATGCATTGTTCTTATCACGAAATAGAATTACTTTATCGTCTGCCTCTGCGGTCGGTGACGCTGGAAAATAATAACCTGAAGTATGTATATTTGACTTCGTCATGAACCATAACTCCAATCATCGGATGCTGCGCATAAGGTGCTTCTTTAATAAAATCAGAATGACTTGTTAGTATTGTAGTCAATCCGTATTGCTCTCTCAAATACTCGTCAAACGTCCAATCTGCAGGAAGGGTATCTTTTACCTTCTGCAATACTTCTCTCCACCACCAAGCTTCGTCCAGGAATAATATTTTGCGCATCAACTATTTACGCAAATATTCTCCTTTATACCCAAAGCTTCCAAGCCATGTAAATACACACGCCAAAAGCACCATATCCAAGTGGTGCAACTAATAAGAAAAATATAAATTCGCCTTTAGTAAACGGTCCCATTATACACCTGCCTTTTCTAATGCGTCCTTCATCCACTCTGTGTCACCCATGTAGTCCTTGAACTTTCTGTTCCAAAACTCGGGATCAATATATGGGTATATAATTTGCAATTGTTCCTCGTTTACCTTGCCTAAAAATTCTTGCCCAGAGGCGCTATTGTAGATGATCCACGGGCTAATGCGTCCGTTAGAAATGTCTCTGCAAATTACGCCGGGTGCAGCATATAGAAAGTAATGATTGAACTGGCTGTTGTTCTCATCTGCCCACTTTTGCATAGTTAGCAGCGCACGCTCAAACGCATCTTGCACATGCTCTTTACGCAAATAGCCAAACAAGTATTCTTCGTAAATCACGTCTTTAGTCCAGTGATCTACCTTCTTGTTCTCTTTAATTACAAAGTCAATAAATGCAGCGGGGTTGATTGCATTGATAGCAACGATGTGCCGACCAAACTTTACAAACGCATTATAGAAAGAGCTTTCTGCAAATTCGTCGTATGTCTTTAACTTTGCACTGCCTTGGGTGATTTCATAGA